ATTTGGTTTGCCAGCAACGGCCGATCTTATGTTTGCTCTTATTTCAACAGAGGAACTTGAAGAACTTGGCCAAATAATGGTAAAGCAATTGAAAAATCGTTATAACGATCCGACCAAATACAAGAGATTTGTGGTTGGTGTAGATCGTTCCCGCATGAAGCTATATGATGTAGAGGAGTCGGCTCAATCAGATATTATGTCTGACATGATACCAGATAAGCCGATAAACAAGTTTGGTGAACGAGAAAGTAATGACTCGTTTGCTGACTTTAAAGTATAAAGGAGAAATATATGAATATGTTAAATACAGCAAAAGCATGGGTAATGGACAGATGGGCAGAAAGAACATCTTGGGACGGCGGAGTTATCGTCGGACTATCATTATCTTACCTACTCTTAGGTGGCTTAGTCGACCTATTTGCATGGGTAGCACTTGCTTACGGTGTATACACTTTTATTGCAAAAGAAGTATAATAACCTTTAATTATGATTCATGGGGGAGTGCAATACTCCCCTTCTTTTGTAATAAAATGTCACGAAATTGTCACGAAAAAAGGGTTTACAAACACCTTATCCTTTGGTATAATACTTCTATAAATTAAATTAATAAGGAGTAAATCATGCAAAATGTATTAAAATTAACACATATCGCTACAGATATACCGCTAGAAATAGAACTAGATTTAGTTGAACTGGCTTTTGCTAAAGACAAAAATCCAGAAACTATTAATGAATCATGGGATAAACTCTGTGATTCAGTATTTGTAAGAACTGGCCATGACATTCAAGGTCAATTCTTTTTAGAAACTTTAGGCGGGAGGCCAATACACTAAAATGAGATCAGATAGCTATGTAATGACAGTATATCCAGAATCAGCTGGAGATATGCTAGAACTTGAAAATATCAGAAAGGTTGTGAAGATTATGAATAAATCTTCTGACAAAAAATATTACGTGAAATGTCAAGGTAGATTTGGAAAAAATAATCGAAACCTTTACAAGTATCTCGACTATAGTTCTTATAGGGGGATTTTCCATAACTGGAGAATTTGCAGACTAGAAGATGCCCAAAGATGGGACGTTTACATTTACAGGAGATATGCATAATGAATAAAGCAGAACAAAGAAAGAAGATCAACAAGGATATTGAGAAATTTCTTTCTAAAGGCGGAAAAATTGAAAAGTGGGAAGATAAAGAAAATCATCCTAAACCAAAACACTATATTAGGTAGGTGTAATTATGTTATTTAAAGTAAAATTTTTTCAAGATAGTAGTGAGAAGATCTATGAATATCTTTTCTCATCTTTAAAGGAAGCCATGGTTTTTAATATGGCTATGATAAAAAAAGGATTTCAATCCGATATTATTAGATTAGATATTAAAGGCAATGTAGTAGAATAATGGATATTATATCTTTTATAATATTCTTAATTTGTTTATCTGGGGCTTCTTGGCAAGCTTATAGGCAAGGTATTCGAGAAGGATGCAGTAAAACTATTGATAAATTACATGCTGCTAAGATTATCTCATATGATAATAAGGGTAATATCGTTCCCAATTCTTTTTTTAACTCTTAAATCTTTATAAATAGTATCACTATGCATAAATTTTCAGGATTCAAATCTTTAAAAGAAGCTGTAAAGCTTACACCTGCTGAGCTTGATAAACCAAATTCTATTACAAAAGAACCTCGAATTGATATTCTCATAAGAATTATTCAACAAGGTAATCCCTTAGAACTTGCAAAAGGCGGAACTGTTACTATAGAAAATACCCCGGAATTAATAGGTCTTTTAAAGGATTTTGCAAAAAGTACTGAAAATAAAAAACCATCAATTCCTTTTATGGGTACAGATGGTAAAAACTACACAACTTCAGATCTAGCTAAATCATCAGTCTTTGGGGGTGGTGGAGGATCTGGCGGAGGATCACTCAATACTAAAATTACAGAATCCCATCAATGTGTCATGTGCCAAGCAATGCTTGATCATGGATTACAAGATGAAGAATTCTTTACCCCTGAAATACTTACATCAGCATATAAAAAGGTTTTTGTTGACGCTAAATTGGATGAAGTATTAAGTGTTGAAGGAGATTGGTTAACCTCTTCTCATCTATCAGCATATGAACTTATAAAGCAAAAATACATTCATAAGAATATGACATTCCACAGGAATGATGACAAGATGAAAAAAATATATGCTATTAAAGATTTTGCATATAAAAATTCAGATATAAAGCCAATGAAGGATGATAAATGGAATCCAGGTGATATATGGGCTATAGATAAATCTTTTAAATTTGAGGATCTTAAAGTAGATAGTATTAGATCTTTGAATGAATCCCTACTTGAGCATTTTGTTAATCGTAGTCTTGTTGCTATATCTCTAAAACTTGTAAGAAAATCAGCAAAGATTAAGGAACTTAACGTTAAGTTACCACCAGATACAGATGATCACAAACTTACAAGAATAGCACTTCAAGGAGATGTTAGGGGAGATTTCTGGTCTAATAAAGGTTCTACAGTATTTTATGATGATGGAAAAATGGCTCTTAAGGATGGTTCACCAGGTGGATCTATCAAGGGAGAAATAGTACTCAAAACAGCAAGAGGTGGAGGAGCTGGATGGGGTGTTATGCAAGATGCTACACGACAAATTTTTGGTAAGAAGTTACCAGATCACAAACAGGGAATTTATGCAATTGCTAAAAAGATAGCTACTAAACAGGATAAAAAGGGAATAGCAATATTCTGGAAGATGTATAATAATTTTTACAACAACGAAACATTTGAAGAATTCCAAGAAAAACTTTTATCAAAAGACACAGATTGGATTTCATCTAAGCTTGGTTGTTTATATGTTTGTTATTACTTAGATTTAAACACTGGACCAAAATCAAATAGATGGATAACAAAAATAATTAACTATGCTGGAAGTAAAGCTGAAGACTCCAGTTCATATGTAAAGGTCTATACATGATAAATTTTAATAACTACCTAACAGAAGCCGCAGGTAAGAACACTCATATGACACATATTGAGGATCTTATTATTGATGGCGGAGTTAAGGGGGCTCGCCAAGCTATCCTAGCGCTAAGATCAATGAGGGATATGTTGAGCGGTAATGCGAAAGCACCTGTAGACATTACTGTCAAGTGGGACGGAGCCCCCGCCTTATTCGCTGGAGAAGATCCATCAGATGGAAAATTCTTTGTAGCAAAAAAAGGTATCTTTAATAAAGATGCTAAGGTGTATAAGAACCATGCAGACATAGACGCTGATACAAGTGGTGATCTAAATAAGAAACTTAAACTTGCATTCGACAATTTAAAAGATTTAGGAATTAAAGGAGTCATTCAAGGTGACTTTATGTTTGAGTCTTCAGATCTTAAGAAAGAAACTATTAATGGGATTCAGCATGTTACCTTTCATCCTAACACCATAGTGTATGCTGTACCAACATCCACAGACATAGCCAAGGATATAATGTCAGCTAAAATTGGAATTGTTTGGCACACTACATACAGTGGTTCAAGCTTTGAAAACATGACAGCTACATTTGGTAAAGAAATTGTTTCAAAGATAAAACCTTCAAAAAATGTTTGGATGGTAGATGCAACACTAAAAGATCTATCTGGAAAGGCTACACTTACAGCTAAGCAAACTGAAATCCTAAATGCAAACCTATCTGCTGCAGGAAAGACTTTCCAGAAAATACAATCGAATATATTAAAAGAGATAGAATCCAATAAAGAATTAAATCTTATAATAAATGTTTACAATAATTTGGCAGTAAGAAAAGGTGAAAGAATAAAAGACACAAATAAACATGCCAAAGGATTAATAAATTTCGTAGAAGAAAGATATACAAAGCAAATGGACAAATTAAAATCTCCTGCCGGAAAAGATAAAAAAGCTGCAGAAAGAGATAAATTATTATCATTTTTCAACAAATCTAACATAAAAGGTCTAAAAAATATGTTTGATTTACAGAATTTTGTCGTCGATGCGAAGTTAATTATTATAAATAAACTAAACGAGTTATCAAATATTGGTACCTTCGTTAAAACAAAATCCGGATTTAAAGTGACCGGCGTTGAAGGCTTTGTCGCTATAGATCGATTACAAGGTGGTGCTGTTAAGTTAGTTGATAGACTAGAATTTTCGACTAACAATTTTAGCAAAGATATTATAAAAGGCTGGGACAATCCTGGCTAAAATGGGATACCGAGGATATAAATGGCAATTAAATCATTTAATGAATACATAGTCGAAAACTCGAAAGAGGTTTCTTTTGTGTTTGGTAGATTCAATCCTCCAACGATTGGTCATGAAAAATTGTTTGAACACGTCAAAAATCAATCAAGAGGCGGTTCATATAGAATATACGCTTCTAGATCAGTAGACCCAAAACAAAATCCATTAGGATTCACAGAAAAAGTCAAATTTTTACGCAAGATGTTTCCAAAACATGCACGTAGTATAATGGCAGATAAAGATGTTCGTAATGTACTAGATGTAGTAGTAAAACTTTACGATCAAGGATTCACTAAAGTAACAATGGTTGCTGGTAGTGATAGAGTAAAAGAATTTGATATATTATTAAACAAATATAATGGTATTAAAGCTAGGCACGGCTTTTACAATTTCGAAGGTGCTATAAATGTAGTAAGTGCAGGGGAGAGAGATCCAGATGCAGAAGGTGCAACTGGTATGTCAGCTTCCAAGATGCGAGCCGCCGCTCAACAAAATGATTTGAATTTATTTTCAAAAGGGCTCCCATCGAGTTATAATCCCACCGAATTATTCAATGCAGTAAGAAAAGGTATGGGATTAAAAGAGTCGAGATCATTCAGAAAACATGTAGAACTACCCCCAATTTCAGAAACAAGAGAAGATTACATTGAAGGAAGTCTTTTCAATGTGGGAAATCTAGTTAGAATAAAAGAATCAGGAGAGATAGGGGAAATCATAATTTGCGGAAGCAATTATCTTATGATAGAATGTGACGGAATAAAATCAAGACAATGGCTAGATTCTGTTGAACTAGTAGAAGAAGGTGGAGCAGGGGATTTTGGAACAACCAAAGCACTGAACAAGTATTTAAAAGATACCCCATTTTCAAAAATAGTAGAGGCAGAAAAACTTTCAAAAGCAGAAAAAGAAAAAAGAGCTAAAGAAAGAGAAGATCTTGCCGAACCAGGTAAACTGAGAAAAGATTTTGGTAAAGGATTAGGTAAATCCACAAAAGCTAAGAGACAAGCACAGTTCAATAAGCAGGCTAAGAAACACTGGGATGATCCAAGTGCATATAAGCCTGCTCCTGGGGATAAGAGCACTGAAACAAAACCATCTCAATATACAAAAAAATATAAGCAAATGTATGGTGATAAAGAACCAAAAAATGAAATGGTTGGTATTCTCAAATTAGAAGATAGATTAGTCAAAGAAGATAAAGGACAAATTCGAAAAGCTATCCAGAAGAAATCCGATGCATCTGGTATAGCATATGGTATACTAAAACAAGTTTTTGATAGAGGAGTTGCTGCTTGGAGAGTAGGTCATAAACCTGGAACTACTCCAGCACAATGGGGATTAGCCAGAGTTAACTCTTTTATTGTAAAAGGAAAAACCTGGCAGGTACATGATTCAGATCTAGCCAAAAAGGCAAGAGGTGGATAATGTCAGATTTCAAGCTCACTCCAGCGAGAGAAAAAGAACTTGAAAAGATAGCCAAGGATTTACCAGACGCAGATTTTAAAAAGCGTTATGGGAATCGTTGGATGGAAATCAAAATGGCTACGGCCATGAATATCCTGAAGAAAAAACATGGATTTAAAACAGAGGAAAAAATGAAATTTAAACAATTTAGAGAAAAATACAGAAGTAGATTTAAAGCTTCTGAAGTAGCAAAGGCTGTTGAGATTGCTCTTTCAATGGGTGGTAATATGACTGGGGCCTATCAAAAAATCGAAAAGATTAAAAAAGGACTAGGTGATGACCCAGTAGTTAAAGACGCTCTAAAAACAGCTAATGAGTCTGTTAAAGAAAAGGAATAATAATGAATTTAACAGAAACATATAGAAAATTAATTGCTGAAGATGGACATGAGCAATCTGCAAATGTTATGAATCAATTATCTCACATTAAAAGAAATGTAGAACAATTAATGGGTCAGGTTAAGCCAGATTCAGAATATCCACAATGGTGGGTAAACAAATTAGTCAAAGCATCGGATTATTTAGATTCAGCTACAGACTTTTTACAAAATAAAGTAGACCAAGGAAAACAACAATGATAAGCTTTAAAGATTTTTTACTTACTAACCCCGGAATGGAAAAAGATGCTCATCTTGCATATATGCGTGCAAAAAGAAGAAAATCTCAAGACTATGGAAATAATGCTGAAGGGGTAAAAGAAAAGATCATTAAAAGATGGAAATATGCGGAGTATTCAAAGAAATGAAAAAATTTAAACAATTAAGGGAAAACCTTTCAACAAAGAGACTTTTAAGAAAAGAAAAAGAGCTAAACCTAAAGCTGAAAGAGCTTAAAGTTCGTGCAGCCTTAAGAGCTGAAAAAGAATTTGAAAAAGAAGATACTGGAGTTAAAGAAGGAACATGGGATATACCAGATACTAAAACTAA